TTGCCAACAAAGAATAAATTACCTGATACTGTAACCCTTTCGTCATCTATCTCATAATAAGGATAAACTGTATGACATAAATTGGCAGGAAATATATAACCCGTACCCTCATAAGTTCTATCAACTAACTTTGTCGTGGAGTGTATCTCATTATCCAAACCTATGTGTATGAAATCTAAAGCACCGACAGAGTTAGAATTAGACTCTTTGCCTGGACCAATCTCTGCTTGATCTTTAAAAACAAAAGGTACTTTAACAAATATTACAAAAGAAAATACACCAAAGTGTTTATGCACAGGATTAAATTCGTGTTTTTTCATAAAGTTGACCCATAAGTTAGCCAAATACAAAGAAACAGGAGCTTCTTTTTGCACTGCCTTTATTTTTTGCCTAAGAACATAATCCCGCAAATTTTGTTTTTCAAATATAAAATTATCTAAAAATTTATATAATTCAGGAAAGTCTGCATCTAAAACATATTCATCTCTTATGTTACCCGCTAAATGCATATTCCATTTTAGTTTTTTATTTGTACGATCTACTTGAGATATTCTTAATTTTAGTTCATCAAAAATATCCGTTGGTAATATAAACTTTTTTAGATATGGATATTCGTTACTCATAATCTCTCTCTATAATCATATCAATGTAATGTTTAGCTTTTTCCAGATCTTCTTTTCCATTTTTATTACGGTGTCTACAAATATACTTTATTACATTACCCTCTGCAAATAGTAATCTGTTTTTATTAATAAACTGCGCGGGTTGTATCTTAAAATTTTGATAATGCGAGCCGCCTCTGTCCCACAAATTATTTAAATTTTTCTTTAATTTCATTTAACAATTTAGTATACGTTAATTCATTTTTATCTTCTAAAAATTCTGTTGTAAGAACAAAACGTGGTCCGTCATAATTAACAACCATATGTTCTTTCTGATTGTTAAATAAATATCTTGTGCCTGGAAAATACTGTAATTCAAAAATAGAGTGAGATACGTCCGGAGTATGTCTAAAAAAAGTATAAGAAGTATTTGGTGTCTGTATTAACATATTTACACAAACACCTCTATTAGTATCGGTATGCCAATTATACATAGTTTTGTTTTCCATTTTTAGAATCCCAGCTTTAAATGGGTGTCTGTCATAAAGCCAACTGTAGAAGTAATCTTTCATTACTAGTTCGTGTGGGACAAGACAAGCTGTAAAATTAAAATAATCAATCCACTCTGTCTCTGGATTCCATATTAAATCATCTAATTTAGGGTGAAAGAATTGACCAGCTTTTATTTCTTCAAAAAAAGGACTCATTTTTTCTCCTGTAAGTATACTAAATAGTCCGTACCTATGGGATAATTATATTTATAATCTGTTGACAAAATATGTAAAGTGTTTTTTGCACGAGTCACTCCTGTGTAATATACTCGTTTTTCATCAGATTTTTCTTTTGTATTTTTATTTAAGAAAGCACTAGGCCAGTTAGTTTTAGAATAAATAAGAACATTATCTGCTTCTCCACCTTTTACAGAATGAATAGTGTCAATAATAATTTGTGGTTCAGCACTTAACTGACGAGCACCGTATCTTTGTAGCAATCTTATAAAATAAGTGACTTGCTCAGGTTTAAAATTTCTTTGTAATATCTCCCACCAAGGTTTTGATTTGCAGTCATCATCTAGATCTAAACCACACCATTCTTTCAAACCTTTAAAATCATACTCCTGATAGTCTGGTAAACCTGTCCAAAATTTATCTCTTCTATAAGACAAATCAGCTAATTGCCTGATATATTTGAACATATTTTCAGCTTCTTTTTTGTTTATTTTTTTGTCCTTGTTTATTTTTGTCCACGATCTTATAGCTTGCCATTGGTTCACATCAAAAGAACGGTTGCCTCTATTATCTCCATAATATAGTCCTGCATCTTTAGCACACATTCTTAATTCATTAACTGTTGTGTTTACCCGTCCAAGAATATACCAAGTGCCCGGTAATTTACCTATAGGCACCTCATTAAAATTAAGATACCGTTTGACTGTCCCTTCTTTTTGTAAGGCTTCGTAATCTTTTTCTACACTATCTAATATGCCGCGCCTAATGATTTGTGAGAAATGATGTATTGCCTCACCAAAACGACGGGTCTGTCTTAAAATTACTTTTCTGCCTGGAAAATAAGTTGTGAAATATGCGGGATCAGCACCATTCCATTTGTATATGCCTTGATCATCATCACCTGCTAAATATATTTTTTTTGCATTTTGAGATATTTTGTAAATTACTGACCATTGCAGCGGGGTAAAGTCTTGAGCTTCATCAAGAATTAAAATTTCTAGCGGTGGAAAATTTACTTCATCAATAGCTCTCTCAATCATATCGGTAAAATCTATAAAAGAATTTTTTTTATAATTTTCATATGTTTTAATTTTTCGTAAAAACACATCAAGTGAGTCTCGTTTGTAAGATTCTTTTTTGTAAACTAATATGGGGTCTTCACACATATTACGTGATTTATCATAAACACCTAATGACCAATCTTTGTAAGTAAAATTATCATCCGATAAACGACTGTCTGATGTTTTTATAATTCTAGCTTGTAATGCATAATCCAACATACAATTTTTAGGATCAAAAACTTCTTCTTCAAAATATCTTCTGCAATATTTATGTAAAGTTTTGAACCTCTGAAAATCGTCAATTGTATATTGTGTGAATGCAGCTAGGGCTCTATCTCTTGCGGTGTCAACAGCTTTGTTAGTAAAAGATATAAAAGCAATGTCTTTAGGATGAGTGCCATTTGCAAGATATTTTTTTAAAACTCTCTCTATTAATGTGTAAGTTTTACCTGTACCCGGTGGGCCAAATATTTTTATTGTTTTCTTGTGAATACTTTTATGTTTTTGGAGATCTAAATTTGTTTGTGTGGTATCCATCGTCCATCTCACTTACATCGTTTTTTGGTTTTGTTTTTATTGCTTGGTGACTTACAAAGTTAGGCATCTCTACTGACCATACGTTTTTCTCTCCTTCGTGATAATCTTTTCTTTCACAGTTTAGCATCCTCAATGCATCAGCGGTAGTATTAAACATCCGCGCAGCATTCTTTTTTAGAAATTTATCTAATGTCAATTTTTTAAAATAACATACATTAGATTTACTATCTAGTACAACATAACCGTCTTTTAATTTATCAAACTTATCTTGCTCTATGTGCGATTCAAAAAAATCTTTTAGAACAGAGTATCTCTCTTCTTCAAGAGTATCAGCATAAGTGTGTTCCAAACTCTCTTCAGCTCGCTCAACAATACTTTTCATTAATAATTCAAAAGGGCTAGGTCCCTTTCTTGGTTTTGGTAACGTCAACCAATAAACTCTATGTCTTAATAATTTCACTCTAAAAGATTTTTCATCTTTCATATCTTCTGGTGTGACACTTACGTGCTGCCCTTTGTAATCAAATTGATACCAGATGTTGTTTGTAACTTGTATATATTTTATATTTTCAAAATGATCAATAATATCTGGCACAGCATCACCAATGCCTAAACTTCTTGTTTTACAGAGATCTTTGTTACATATTGGTTGATACTCAGGATGTTTAGGTGGGCATTGAAAAGTGTATCCACCCTTTGACACAGATTTAGCCAGTGCTATAACTTCTGATGCCGGTAGTGGAGTGCTAAATATTTGATTGTTTCTGTTTATAGCAATTTGCTCGAGTTGTTGTACAGATATTGCTGGATCTTTTTTTGACTCTAAAACTAACACATTAAATAAAAAATTATTTCTATTATTGCCACTCCAACCCTCTTGTATGAGTTTTTGGACACAAGGTGGGTAATTACTCCATTGTGTTTCTGCCTCATATTCAACAACTTTAAAGTTAAAAAAATCTTGTGGACTAATAGTTTTTTGTTCAGCTAACTCAATAAATTTACCAATTAAAACGGGTGTATTATTATCATCAAATGCAAATTCCATTGATGCATTAAAATTATGATAAGGCATATTAACGGCTTTGTTACACGGAAAAATTTCTTGTGCAAGAAAGTATTGTTGATTTATTTCTGATAGTTTTTTTAATACTTTGTTTGTGTCAGCAAAATCATTAAAGAATACAAAAATGTGTAAACCGCCTGATTTTGATTTCACAGGCACAAATGGAAGCTTGTATTTTTTAATAATTTCTACGTATTTTTTTTCGGAGTAATCTTTGTAATTATTTGGGTCTACATCTATGCACCCCCATTTACATTGATCGTCCTTTTCAGGTTTAAGACCTAATCTTATTTTACCATCAAGATGTTGTCGCCATAGATTGCTTGTCACTGGCTCGTGAACCGTGATGTATTCAGCTGACTTCTTACCTCTCTCATCGTCCTCCCCTGTTAGGGAGGACTTGAGATAACGAGAGTTGTCACCCTCAAATAGTTTAAAGAGTTTGTCCTCCATTAGAAAGGAGTATCGTCTTCAATTTCATTTTCTTTAGAGGGCGATTTTGACTCATTCATTGCATTTTCTTGACCAAAATCTACTTTACCAAATATTTCAGAGGATTTTGCACTTTCATAAAAATCCTTCGTCACTTGTAAAGTTTTATCATAGTCAGCTATGATTTTGTCAAACTCAATAACCCAACCATACCAAGAATTTTGTGAATTGGACTCTTTGGTTGTGGTTAGTTTGTAAGTCGTTGCCCAAGAAGGAGGACAGAAAAAACCATTTTTACCTTTCATTCTTCTTGATTGAATCATAGAATTCCATAACTTTGATTTTTTCTTTTGTGTAGATTTCATACCTATTACAACACTTTCAATAGGTTCATAATCTTTGTTTAATATATAGACAAAATGATTACCTGTGTCTTCAACATAGTTACCATTTTGTAATCTATCTTTGCCATCATCACCACGACTCGTTTCACGTAGTATTTCAGGGTTTGTATGTATTGCAATAGGTCTTCCTGGAGAGTCACCTCTGTCCTTCCACTCGTTAAAAGTGTTAACATACAAACAGGGCACCACAAGGATACCGTCCTTACCTTTATAAAGCGACCCGGTAATTTCATTATAGATATCGCCTTGTCTTGCCTTTTCATTAAACTTACCACTACTTTCATCTAGCACAGGTGAGTTTGCATATAGAATTTTTAGAATAGGAAGCTTGATATCACGAGCTGTAATATTTTCAGCACCTTGTCCTGCAAATTCTTCAAGAGCAGATACTGCTTGCACTGCATTTTCTTTTTTCGTTGCGACTTGGTTCATAATTATTTTTCTCCTTTTATTTTAGTCTTGTTAGCAACATATACTCCAAAAAGATCCATCGGAACATCACGACCATTTTCAATTTGTTCTCTAACAAATGCTTTAAGTGTTGATGATTCCACTTTTTCTTTTTGAATTACATTAAGTCCTGCCGCTTTAAAATCTTCATACATAACACGTGCTGCATTATCCTCTGATTTACCAAAAGTGACAGTGACATTGTTTTTTATTATGTCCCCGAATCCATTATCACGAAGCCATCGAAATGCCTCATCAGTTTTAGATACAGGAATTTTGGCAGCATAAAAAGGTTTTATATCAACAGACGATCCATCTGCTAATTTTAACATTGATATGCCAGCATTTTGCATTAAGTTTGGAATTTCTTGCTCAGAAAGCAAACGTTCTTCATCTTGAAGTGTTTTTAAATGTGCTTCACATTTTTTCATTTGTTCCTGAAGCTCCAATAACTTATTGCAAGATTTTGCGATGTCGCTAGTGACATCTGTGTCTACCTTGATTCGGGTAGATTCTGCTTCTAAGTCCATAGGACCTCCTTTCCTATTGACAGTATTAATAATTTATATTTGACTTGTCAACAAATATTTTATATACAATTATAATATAATGGGATATAGCTACAAAACACAGCCGTATGAGCATCAACGTGTTGCTTTAGTTAAAGGTGCTGAAAAAATAAATTATGCCTATTTTATGGAAATGGGCACAGGAAAAACAAAAGTAAGTATTGATAATGCTGCTTATTTATACACCTTAGAAAAAGTCAATGTCGTACTAGTCGTAGCTCCAAATTCTGTATATCGTAATTGGGAAAGCGAAATAAAAACACATTGTCCTGTACCTTCAAAAGTTTTAATTCATAAAAGAGATAAAAAGTTTATTAGAACAAGTGAAGAGTTAACTTTCTTTTTAATTAATATAGAAGCTTTCTCGAGGACGTCAGGAGAAAAAGCTATAAAAGATATTATTCAAGAGTATGCAGACACTATGCTCGTGATTGTAGATGAATCTACCACTATAAAAAATAGAAGTGCAAAAAGAACAAAAACAATTACAAAAATATGTAGACCAATAAAATACAAAAGGATTCTTACTGGATCGCCAGTAACTAAATCTCCTCTTGATTTATATTCTCAATGTGCATTTTTAAACCCTTCGCTTTTGGAAATTACAAATTATTATGCTTTTAGAGCTAGGTATTGTGTAATGCAAACAGTTGGTATGTCTTCAGGCAAACAAATATCTTTACCGTTATACTACATTAATCTAGGAGAGCTTGAAGATAAATTAAAAAAATTTTCGTATAGAGTAAAAAAAAATGACTGTCTTGATTTACCTGATAAGATTTATGAAAAAAGATACATAGATTTACGCGCGGATCAGCTAGAGGTATATAGGGATCTTAAAGCATATGCCCGCACAATATTTGAAGACAAAGAAGCATCGTATACAAATAAGCTAACAGAAATATTAAAATTACATCAAGTGTGTTGTGGGTATTTAGCCACAGATGAAGGTATAAAAAAAGAGTTGAGTAATCCTAAACTAGATGAGTTACTTAATATATTAGATGAAACTGAGGGAAAAGTAATTATATGGGCCAACTACATTCATAGTATAGAAAAAATAATAGAAACTCTGAAAAAAAAATACGGTGCTATGTCAACAGTTTCTGTTTACGGAGCTGTATCCGTGGAAGAAAGACAGTCAGCCGTGGTTAATTTTCAGGAAAACAAACACGTCAAATTTTTTGTTGGTAATCCTACAACAGGTGGTTATGGTCTTAATTTGACTGCAGCGAATACTGTAATATATTTTAGCAACTCATATGATTTAGAAGTGAGACAACAATCTGAAGATAGGGCACATAGAATACGTCAACAAAACAAAGTGACTTATATTGACATAATTGCAAAGAACACAATTGATGAATTTATACTTAAATCTTTAAACAAAAAATTTAAAATAAGTGCTCAAACTTTAGGCGAAGAAATACTTGAGTTTTTATAAAAAAAACTTGCACCCAAAAAATAAATTGTTATTATATAAATTGTCTATGAAGTCTAAAAGGCTTTAAGGGGATTTGATTTATTTCATATCCCCTTTTTTTTGTAATATTTATCTACTCTTGCAAACCATTTCTTTTCGTACTCTGCTAATAATTTTTCATTGACTAAAAACCCTTGATATAATAAATCTTTTGTACAAACACAAATCAAACCTTGCTTTATGTCACCAAAGTTTTTTTTGTGAGCAAGAGCATAGGCTGCTATTTGGTAATAGTAATCCTCAATCCATTCTTCTCTTTTAGGTTTGTTAGATTGTTTAAAATCAATTATTGTAGGCTTATCGTTGTAAACACCTACAGCATCACTCGATCCTGCCCACTGATCCTCATAATGCAAACTAACCTCTGTTCCGTATACCCGACTAAATTGGTCAAGATTATCTACAATAGTATGAGCCATCATTCGTGGTAAACTGCCGTCTTTGGACAAATTTAGATAACCTACTCCATTCAAGTATTGTTCTAAAACATAATGCATTTCTGTTCCTCTTCGTGCAGCTTGGGCCGTGATCCGTGCTGCCTCTTGATATCCTACACGTTCTCGCCAAGCATCTAAAGATTTTCTCTTTTCTTCGCTTTGTGTAGCTGAGAGGATAGTGGTTACCGAGGGTATTTTATTTTGATTAACATTGTAAGTTCTGCCCGTTTCTTCATCGTTACGAGTATATTGTTTGTATGCATATTTTTTATCTATAACAAAATCAGTTACTTCAAAAGATTTTTTATTTTTTATAATTTTCATAGTATTTTCTATATTCAAAAGGAATAAATACAGGTCGATTTGAACTTTTGGTGTATATAATATTACCTCTTTCATTAACAAGGTAGTGTTTATTATTTAAATACTCTTTATTCATTTCAACCACGTAATAATACTATACCTTACACCTTGTATAATTGGTAAGACTCCGTGTGGAAATAAAAAATTACTAGGAAACATAATTAGATCTCCTGTTTTAAGTTCATATGTCTTTGTTAAATTTTCACCCTGATCACAAAAAAACAACTCCCCCCCTATGTATTGTTGATTTAAATTTATTATTACAGATAATGTTCTTGGTGTCGTTATAGAATTGTCCACGTGGGCTTTATAAAAATGATTTTTTGGATACTTTAACAAATCAACATCGGTAATCTCAAGATCACTTAAAAACTTAAATTTGTCTTTATATTTTTTTAGAACTGTTGATATAGTTTCATAGATATGTGCTTTATACATACTTTCTTGTTTATCTGTGCCTAAACCATAAACAAAAACTTTTCGATCATTCTCTTTATTTTTTTTTACAACTCTGCCTTTTTGTGTGCAAACAAGATCAGCATATTTAACTAAATGATCACACCATTTTTTGTCAAATATTTTAGGACAATAAAGTATAGCTTCATTCAGATTCTTCATTTTTAGCATATAGATTGTCAAAAGTTTTTTCCCAATCCATATAACTATCATCGCTTTCCGCACAGTGTTTCCATTGACTGGGTACAAAATCAGGTGGTCCGTTACCCGTGACCCACATAGCTGGCGACGTTACCCTTACTCTGTTGTTTGGTAGAGCAACAATGCAACCTTTCCAAGGACCATCTGTAAGTTGTAATAAATGAGACTGTTTGTGTTGAGCAGGATCATCCGCTATTTCAGAGCCTGTATAATCAATTGTAAAATAATATTGACCCGGGTAAAACTCTCCGTCAATTTTACAAAGCCAAGGACTTGACGATGTCCTGTCAAATTGAATTACTTCAAAATTTCTAGCTGAGCAGTCCCACGGTTGTGCAAGATGAGTTTGTATGGGGGAAGGAAATGTATCTAAAGGCTCATCTGCAACAAGAGCAGTAATAGGCATTCGTGCCCACATAGCTCCACCGTGGGGATTCTCAAGTCTATTCTCTTCGTCTTCACAACCCGTAAATATAACTTGAAAACTTAAACATCTGTCAGGTATGCTTGTAACAGCTACAGCAAGTCCGTGTATAAACTCTCCGTGATATTTTCTGTGATTGTGAGTAAATTCTTTTCGTACCCAAACTTTGAAATAGGGTATGTTACTTATTAAATAAGCCATACCCCATCATAAAGATTAAATACCACATAGCAAGTAAAATATTAAACTATTCTTTTACCCATTTTTCGAGCTGCAGCTCTAAGTTGTGCTAAAGTCATTGGTGGTGCTTTTTTTGTTCCACCTTTTGCATAACCTTTAGCCATTTTACCACCCATAGCTTTCATCACTTTACCTTTAGCAGCACCCTTAGCCATCATTCTACCACGCATAGCTTTCATCATTTTAGCTCCACCTTTTGCGTAGCCTTTTGACTTCATACGTTTTCTCATATTTTACTCCTTACAAGATTTTAAAGTTAACTAACGTTATTCTAGTTGTTTTTTGTCTGGTAGTAAAGCTCATAAGTCATTTAAAATACGCGCTGACGGCTCTTAAAATCGGTCGTTTTTTGCTTAATTATTAAGCATTTTGTAGTTTAAATAAAATATTATAATTATAACAATTAGCCCTACAACAATGGCAGAATAACTTAAAAGTTTAATTGTTTCGGCTTTTTCTCTTGCTTCTCTTTCTTTTTTTAAACGTCTTTCCTTTCTAATTTTGGCACGTATGGCAACAAACTCATTCCACATATTTATATTTCCATACAACATAAATACCTCACGTAATTGTTCTTCCATTTGATGAACTTTTTGTAAAGAAAAAAAAGTATCAAGAGCCTCTTCGTTTGATGATGTAAACCAACTGCTTTTTTTCTTTTTATGTTCTTCTTCTACTTTTGACATACCACCAACAAATTTAATTATTTGGTGGCTTAAATCTGTAAGCTGTTTACCAACCTCTACACCAGATTTTATTGCAGTAAAGGCTGAAGTACATAAAGTTATTGGGTCCATACTACAAGGCCTATAATAGTAACAATTATAGAAAGCATACCGCTCATCATCCAAAATAAAAGTTTATCCACTTTTGCATTTATTTTATCTATGTCTTCGTGCATATGAGTTAAATGATTTTCTTTAATTGTTTTTACATCTTTCTTAACACCTTCAATGTGTCCATACAAAGATATAATATGTTCTTTAGTTGTTTTTGGTTCAGGCATTGCGATTCCTATCAGCTACAAGTTGTCCAGCAAGATCATTAGGAAATAATTTTGCATACATTCCAGGCATTTGTCTTTGACCAACTTGACTTAATTGTAACGGATTATTAGCCTGTTGAGGTCTTGCTTGCGCCTGAGGAGTTGGTGCTGGCCCTTGGTCCGTTGGTGCTCCTGCTCTGACTATCTGATCGAAGTTCACTGTGTCAGAGAAACCTTGTTCAATGTCTACGTCTTTAATAGCATCTGTCTCAGCTCTTGCATTTAAAAATCCAGAACGAAGTTCGTCATATTTTTTTTTATCTTCGATACTTGCATTACGATAAAGAAACTCTTCAGGAAAAGCTCTTTTTAACATTTCCGGTGATAAATCATCATATTGTAATTTTGTTTTTGGTATGAATGTTTTACGTTTATTTAGATAATCCATAAGCTGTTGTGATGAAATTTTGTTTACATCAATCTTTTCTTGGTCATCTTCATCTGTAAAATAATTAAGAAGTAAAGACAATTGTCTTCTTTTTCTAGGGGACAAATATTGTCCTAATGGTGCAGTCAAACTAAAATCTGGAAAATCTTTTAGTGACCCTTTACCTAATTGTGCTTTACGTTCATCGGGTGTATAGAAATCAAGAAGTGCTTTTGAATATCTTGGATTTGAAAATAAACCACCAAAACCTCGCAGTAGTAACGGAAATAAAATTAAACCCGGTACAGTAACACCGACTCCACCAAAGAATCCGCCCGCTAAACTTGTCCCGACAGCAACACCAGTCAGAGCAATCCTTCTCATTAAAAATTTATTTGAGTCTCCGATAGCTTGACCATAGAACTCATCTATGACGGTTAAAAAATCTTCTAGATTAGTAAGTGTTTGTTCACCTTTTGCACCACCCCCAAATACACTTTTTAATCTCTCTCTACCTGTAGAGTTAACAGTGCCATCAGGATTTAACAATCCTAAATTTTGACGTAGGTTATCAATCCCTTTAAATTCACCTAATGCTTCTGGATCAAGTGTTTTACCGATCTTGTCTTTCGTAATTCGCTCAACATCACCCTCTATTGTTTCAAGACCTTTTATTTTACGCTGTGATAATAAATCCTCTGTGCCCGACCTTTCAAGTATCTCATCTGCAAATACAGTTCTTACCATACCTTGTTCTTGAAGTTTATTAAACAAATCTAAGGACTGCGCTACTGATTCATCAGGTTGTTTTGCAAAAGATCTAAAAAAAGAGTCGTATAAAAAACGAGATGCTAATCTGTCCATAAATTTTTCACCT